CCAGCGTCTTCTGAACGCCGGTGATTTCATCCGGCACGCGTACAAATGGAATACTACCGGCACGCGGATCTGAAAAGCCGCGCGCCTCAAGGTTCAGATTGGTGTTGACTTGCGCGCTTACCGACTGGCGGAGCCGCAGATTGGCGATGGCCATTTCGGATTGCTGGAGGGCAATGGACGCCTCCTGCCGTTTCAGTTCGAGTTCCAGCAATGCCTTCTTGGCATTGAATTCGAGCTCCGAATTGGCAACGATCGACCTTGTGGAAGCATCCTGGGACGTCGCCGTCAGCACCAGCGCATCGGCATAGGCCTTCTGTATGGATGTCAATTCCGAGACAGAGGACGCCAGTCCGTTGATGGGTGCAGCCTGGCCCGCCAGTGCGCGCGTCAGTTCCGACACGCCCATGGAGGCTTCCTGCGAATAGGATGCGAGAAGCCTGTAGGCACCATAGCCGGCCGCGACGGCGGCAATCATCGGGCCTGCAACGCGTGCAACGCCGCCGAGAATGGCAGTCAGGTCTTTGAAGGCAGCAGCGACGCCCCCTTGCCCGGCATAGATCTGCAGGATCTGCGGACCCTGCTGGGCCAGGATCATGGCCGCCGGGGCGCCCATGGCCAGACCCTGCCCAAGATCCATCAACTGATAGCCGAGGTTCTGCCGGCGAAACTGCGCGTTGTTGTCATTGTCACCGGCAGGCCGGATAGCCGCCTGCTGTTTCAGCCTGGTATTGAGGATTTCAACTGCCGCAGCATTCTGCAGCGTGCCCTTGGCCGACGCCACGGACTCGGCAGCCAGGATGCCATAGCGACGAATGACGCCATCGATCGAGCGCGTGAGTTCATCGCCGGCAAGATTGCCTGCGGCCATGGCTTTGGAAATTCCGTTGATGGCCTGTTCGGCCTTTTGCGTTGCCGCGTAGCCGTCGATAAATGTCCGCTTCAGCTTCTCGACGGAATCACCCGTGCGGCTAAGCGAAGGCGTCGCAGCAGCGCCGGCCTCGCCAGTCTTGCGGATGATATCGGAAAGCTTGACAGCGGCCTGCCCAGCCGTCTGGCTGGACGCCTCGATCTGCTTTGCGCCAACGGCAAAGCCGTCCGCCTTAAGTGTAGCCTCGACGTCTAGCCGTCTCTGCTCGGTCTCTGCCAAGGCATGCTCCTATGATTTTTTGGTGGCCTTGGACGTCTCTTGACGCTGGATTTCCAGATGCTCGGCATCTATGGCATTGATAAAAACCATGAACATGCCGAGATCGCCGCCGGATATGCCGCTATCCCGGCAATACTGGCTTATCGCTGTGTAGGAGATTGGTGTTTCACCGGAATATCCGGCCATTCCGGACAGATAGTTCCGGTCGAAACGTAGGGCATCAAAGGCCCTGAAATACAAATCGTGCCAGACGCGCGGCTCGAATTCATCAACGGCGTCGGCCTCAGTTGGCAAGGCCCAGGCTTTAGATGGGTCAATGGCTGCCAACTCGGCAAAGAGCTCGTTATGCTCTTGCGGAACGTGCCGCTTTATGCGGCTTCGGAAGGCATTGACTAGATTTTTTTTTCGTCCTCGACGAACTCGACCTCAGTCTTGCCGACCTCGCCTGCGCACCACTGAACGGCCGCGATGACATCCCGGAAAGCTGGGTCCGTCATTATTTCTGCGGCCCGTTCCGGCGAATAGTCTTCATCGATACCGCGCCAACCGTGCAGCAGGTGTTTGGCGAACAGGCCGCCAAGTTCCGCCATCAGGATGTCGTTGGGAATGCCCTTTTTGTGGACGCGTCCAAGGCGCTGATAAAGCAGGTCGCGCGCGGTCGTGTATGCAGCGAGATAGAGCGAAGACACCTTGAACGCGACGCCAGGCCAATCCGGGTAGTCAATCCAGTCGCCGGCAGTCTCGCGGCCAATGTTGGCCTTGAGGGAAGAAAGTTTTACAGTCATGGGGAAATCCTTTGTCGGAAGGGGTGGCGGTCAATGTCCGACAACATCGGCCGCCGGTTGCTGTCGCCTTAAATTGGTGCGACGGCTTCTGTGGTGGCTGCAGCCGAAGCCGCGTCGGTCGGAACCGTGTCGGCCACCAATCCTTTTTCGCGCAGTAGCGCGACATATGCAGCGGGCGCGCTAGATGGCACGCCCTCGTAATAGTCAACGCGGTGGACGTCGTCCGGGTAGCCAAAGAACGTAACGGCTGGCACGAACGCAACGTCAACCGCGGCGCTTGTCTTGCGGCCCGGCATTATACCGCCGTCCGCGTGATCTTGATGGAGCCGCCAATGCCCGAATCCTTGAACGCCTGGAAAGGCACGTCAATCATGACCGCCTGACCGTTGCCGGGCTTGGCCGGGCCGCCGTCCAGCAGCTTCACTTTCGGCAGTTCGAACAGATAAGAATTGCCGGCCGCGTCTTCGAGCGTCCACGCAAGCGCAACGGTGGTGTGGTCGAGAATGGCCTGATAGGTGTCCAGGTTCTCGAAGTATGCAGTAAACGAGCCGGTGACTTCGGCGCGTCCAAGGCCATGCCCGTATGGCGCGTATTGGCCGACCGCATCGTTCTGATAGACGTTCGAATTGATCTTGAGCGACAGCTTCATCATGATCGGGGAATTCGTGATCCCCGTGATCGCCAGACCGGACAGATTCAGGCCGGCGTTGAACACTTCCGTAGTCGTAACGGCCGTGTAGGTGGCGCCGGAAAGAATTGCGGTCGTCGGCGTCGGCGAGTCGATACCCATAAAGCCGAAATTGGCCTGAACTGACTTGCGCGCGTCCATGGTAAGGTCGAGCGTGTTAACGCGCATACCGCGATAGCGGATATAGGCGTCGGTAGTCCCGAGCTCGTCAAACTCTTCTATCGTGAGTGTGATTGCGCTGGTGCCATTGACGAGAACGTTTGACGCCCAAGCCTTGCGCAGGAGCGACTCCAGGAACTTGTCATATGTGCCGTAAGAAAGCAGCGCGCTAATAGAACCCGTGACCGATCGGCCGACGTCTGTGATCGACTGGACGTTACCAGTGGAGTCAACTTCGTTAGGAATATCTGTCTGCTTGGAAATACGGATATCGCTGTTTTCATAGCGAAGGATCTGAAAAACAGGGCTTGTCGGGATTGTCCCGATAGCGGATTCGGCCACATAGGCCAGACGAACGAGCGAGCCGTCAGCTACGGTCATGGTATTCTCCATAAAAACCCGCCAGACGGCAGGTCGAAAAGTTTGATGATGATGGGTTGCGGCCGTGCGTCGGTTGCCTGCGGCGACCGGCCGCTAAGTGCCGGTCACGTCGTATCTGTGCCAGTGAATGGTAACGGTCATGGCCCAATAATTCGGCAAGTCCTTGCCTGGTTGCCCCTCGCCTATAGACATTTCAGGCATTCGCAGGCCGTCGATTGACTGCTCGCGAAACAAGTTCAGGAGGTTGTCAGCATGAACGCGCGCTGGCCGGCTGCCAGTGCCCGAAGGCGTCATGACATGCAGGTAGGTTACGCCTTGCTCAAGCCATGTGTTAGACCCTGGCGAGCCGATGCTGTCTTGATTGTAGCTATCGCCGTAAATCTCGACATACACGAAGGCGGCAGGACTTTCTGCCTGCAGTACGTCTTCCATGAACTCGTTTTCGAACTTTACCGGCGTCGCGGTCCAGTCGGAGTCTAGCTTGTCATAAAAGGCGTCAAATGCGGCTGGGCTGGACATTTACAACGCCTTCAAAATCAATGCGGGGTAGGTTATAGGCTGGCCGCCGCCTAGACTTTGGCGCCTATGATGAAGACCAAGTTTTATCTCTTCCTGGAACTTATTTGGATTCGCCTTGATCCTATTGGCGCGCTTTGCGTGAGCACCCTTGAGGATGTATGGGATGCGCGCATCAATTCCAGACGTTACTTTCAAAAACGCCACCTCAGATTCAAATGCACCGCTGAACTTGTTATCAAAAGCGTAACTAGCACGGGCAAAATGCCCCTCTCCTGAACCATTGGCCCCAACTTCCATCTTTCTGGTGTAAGGCTGAGCATTAAGGATGATAACTTCGCTATTCACAGGTATAGACGCATAGTTGGTAACAACACGCCTGTTTACGATCACCAAGAACGAACTCTGATAACGCCCCGTCTTGCCGCGCGGCACGCGGCGCCGAAGCTCCGCAAGCGCTGCCGGGATGACGTTAGTCCAGCCGTGGAAAATGTAGGTGATGCGGCCAGGCAACTTAACCTGCTCTTCCGCCACGTTGAACCTGCCATTGACGTATTTGTCATATTGTTCGGTTCCGAAGCCAGAAGCGATCGACTGCGCTAGGCACCTGCGCGCGTATGCCGCAAACTTCCTTTCGGCTCCTGGCGGCAAAACGTCGGCGGTCGCGCGCTGCAGCATGTCGCCGAATTGCGCTAGTGCGGCCATCTAACTACCCCAAGAAGTCCAGCGCAGCGCAAGCCGTAAAGCCAACAACCTGCCCCATTCTGGTCTTAGCTCACGCGTCAGGCGGTAGTTGTAGACTATCCGCTGCAGTTTTTGCATCTAACTACCCCGCAACAACCAGATTTGAGCGCACCCATGTGCCATTGACGTGAATGTTGTCGACCATCATCACTTGCAGGCCGCGCCCTTGCGCAACCACCTTGTCGGTCTTGCGCGGAAGTCCAAGCGACGACAGGCCGGTCGGCGAAACGACAACCATATATTCGGACGTTGTCGCGGAGCCTATCAGGTCTTCCGCCTTCACGCCCCGCACGCTTGCGCGCGTGGTCACGCTCGTCGCTCCGCGGGTAATCGTGACCGTCTCGCCTTCGCGCAGGAGGGCTGCGTCAAGCCGCGCAATCGTATCGGCGGCGGTCATAGCCCGTACACCCTAAAACGCTGTAGCTGGCCAGATACGACGGAAGGAACCGCGCCCTCGCTCGCTTGCCCAGGCACGGCGCCAACCCAATAATCGCTGCGGACACGCTCCACGCCGGGAATGTCGATTTCCTGACTTTTCAGCGACGGGTCGCGGCTCTTTTCAAGCCAGCCAAGCCGGAAGAAATCAGACGCTGCCATTTTCAAGTCGCCTGGAATAGTCGTAAAGCCGGCCGCGTACACCACGACAACTTTGTTGGCTACCCACTTGGCTGGCTCGTCCTCGACGAGGAAGGTCAGTTTTCCGCTTTCGGCCGCGACTTCGAATTCCGTTTCCTCGAGCGCCGTTCCGTCAACCGTAATGGACGTGATGTCCACGCCATGCCGGCGCGACAGGAACAGGTGCCATATATCGACTTGGCGGAACGTCTCGCTCAGCGTCTCGCGCTTCAGCGTCGGTTCGGCGCCTTCGCCGGGCGCAACCTTGCACTCGCTCGTAATGGCGGCCGCGACGGTCAAGCCGAAAGCCTGCAGCGCGGTATCTTGGCCGCTACCGGTAATGCCTGCAGCCGATCGCATTTCCTCGATTGACAGAAGGTGCAAATCAGACGCGGCGCTGGTAACGGTCAAGGTTCTGTTCATTTTCTACCCCTGCGCACAACCGGCTTTGTCTCGGCTACAGTTTCAACGGCAAACTCTACCGGTGCGTCGGCCGGCATGTCGGAGACTTCGATGGTAACGGCCTGCTCGCTGATTGCTGCCCGCTCCGCCAATGCGGTAATGAAGCCTTCAGCCAGTAGGCCGGCCGAGATCGAGCCAAAGTCACGCACATCGCCCGCATTTAGGTCAATGTGCGTGAAGCCGTCCACGGAATACGCGAACGGCTTCAACACTTCGTACATTAGCTAAGCGTCGCCGTGGGCTTGCTGCGCGCGTTGCCGAGAACGGCAACGCCGGCAATAAAGATGTTGCCGGAATCGTTGCCGGACGGCGTGACGGTCAGGCGCACATAGCGCTTAGTCCCGACATAGCCGAGCTTGCGGCACTCGATATCGTCAGAGAACGTAAAGCCGCCTTCTGCGAGCGTGCCGATAAGCTTGGAGTTAGTGACTGC